CAGACTACCATGGGGCGCAACAGCCTCTTCGACACCAGCAACGTCTACGCCCTCATCGTCGGAAATGGCTCATCGTCAACCAGCAGGTCGAACGCGTTCGCAATAGGCTGGGACGGCCGCGTGGCGTTCGGGACGACAGTTTTCACGCAGGCCAACGTCATTCTCGCGCTCACCAACGCGGCGAAGTCCAACACTTGGGTGGCGGTGAGCGCCGCGAACTGGATTGGCCTGTCATCCGGTTGGTCCATCACGTCAAGCGAACTCAAGTACAACGCCTATCAGCGCCGCCTAATCGGGCGCATCGAGGTCACCGCGACGGCGAGCCACGGCAGCGGCAACCAGTCGCTTGGCACCGTCAAGGCCGCGTACAGGCCACCCGCACGCCAGCTAATCCATCCCACAACGACTGGCACCTACAAGATTTTCGTAGACCCGGGCGGCGGCGCGACCATCGTCCTGCCGTCCGCTCCGAGCAGCGGCACGAAGTACTGGTTCGCAGCCGACTACATCGTTGATGAATAAGGGGGACGCATGAACTTCATCACCGTAGAGTTGAAGACGAACGACGAGGGCGGGACGGGCGTCGACGTCCTCTACAGCGGCAAGGACGAGCGCGTCGCGTGGCAGAAGCACCACGCGGCGCTCGCCACCGCAGCGACCAGCGGACGGCCCATGCATGCGGTCGTGCTGCTCACCAGCGACGGCGGCGTGGTGGCCTCCGAGCGCTTCGAGAAGGTGGGCTAGTGATGCCTGACGGGCCTTTCAGCCAAGCGGACCACGACGAGGCCGCTGCCATAGGCGGCGCGGTGCTGCTCGTGGCGACCATCGCGCTCGTGGTGGGCGCGTGCGCAATTCTGATTCTCTAGGAGGTACCGATGCCGCCATTCGAGGCGTTCATGACGCCAATCAAAGACCCCATGTCGCAGACGGCGATAGTAGGGGTTCTCCTGTTCATCCTGCTCGACTTCCTGCTCGGGCTTGGCGGGGCCATCATGACCAGCACGTTCTCGTCCGAGAAGATGCGAGCTGGTCTGCTCCACAAGTACACCGAGCTGTGCGCCGTTGCGATGGGCGTGATTCTCGACGGCGTGCTCGCCGGTGGCCTTGACCTCGACTTCCAGCCAGTGCTGCTCGCCACGTGTGCCTACGTAATCCTGATGGAGGTCGGCAGCGTGCTAGAGCTGGTCAAGAAGTACAACCCCGACGCCGAGGGACTGGTCGGCTGGCTCACGAGCCGCGTCATGCCCAAGGGCGGCGATATCAATGCCTAGGGTCACCGTGCAAATCCCCGGCCTCGACCGGGACTGCTCAAGCGCAATCGGCACCTGCCTGATAGCCGCTGGCCTGCTCCCCAAGGGAACCTACGTCTGGACTGGCAACGAGCGGTCCATCCTCAAGCAGTGCGGTTATGTTCAGGTGAACCTCAACCACTTGCAGCGCGGCGATATCCTATGGAAGCAGGGCCATACCGAGATGTATCTCGGGAACGGCCTCCAAGGCGGCGCTCGAATCGACGAGGCGGGCGGCGTCCACGGGTACACCAGCGGTGACCAGACGGGGCGCGAGATTATGCGCTCGGCGTTCGACCAAGGCTACTGGAAGTGGGAGTCGGCGTGGCGATACTTCGGCTCCCGCACCTGCGGCGGCATCCCAATCGCCGAGGCCACGGCGCAGGTGATGGACCACCTCATCGACCACGATGCCCACGGCTACAGCCAAGACAACCGCGAGGGGTCTGGCGTGGAGACGATAACCCTCTCGTGGGACGGCGAGCCTGAGCACGCAGCCAAGCTGGACGTCGACGGCTGGGTGGGCCACGACACCATCTGGGACTGGCAGGAGGCCATGCACACCCCGCTCGACGGCGAGCTGTGGGGGCAGGTCTGGGCCAACGCCCACTGGTACCCGGCCATCACGTGCAAGGTGCGCTACGACGAGGGCAGCGGCTCGGCGCTCGTCCGCGCGGTCCAGCGCTACCTCGGCATCGAGCCTGACGGCATCATTGGGCCGCAGTTCGTGCTGGTCACCCAGAACCGCCTGCGCTCGTGGGGCTACGACCTCGGCCCGTCCGGTGCCGACAAGGTTCTCGGGCGCGACACGGGCAAGGCACTGCAGCGCTCGCTCAACGACGGGAAGTGGAAGTGATTAGCAGGCTCATGCGGAACGAGGAGCGACGGGAGGCCAAGGCCGCAATGACCGTCGTGGCGGCTGTGGTCGTCATGGGCATCCCGTTCCTGCTCGGGTACCTGTTGGGATTCCTAGCACCGGGGTGGTGACATGAGGAGATACCCCGGCAGGCGCGACCGTCACCGACGTGGACGTGAGGGTGTACGGCGCTCGTGAGAACTCCACCGTGGACTCGACGCACGTGGCTCGGTTCCAGTGCTACAGCGGCTCAATCGCCAAGGGGACCATCCAGAACTTCACCTCGACCAGCAACTCGCTCGTCACCGTGAGCGACCCCGGCACGTGGACGCGCTCAGAGCTGCAATCCGCGCAACTGCGCTTCGAGGTCGGCTACTACGGTGGGCGCATGCTCGGCATCACGTGGGAGGTTTCCTACGAGCTTGACGGCTACGTGTACACCATCACAAACGTGGTGGCAGACCACGCGCTCGTGTTCAGCGCTGGCTCGTCCGGCCCTCAGCTCTACGTCAAGAACGGCTCGACGTGGGTTCAGGTCACCACGGCCTACCGCAAGGTGTCCGGCACGTGGCAGCAGGTCGCGCTCGACCAAGCGTTCACGAGCGGCACGAACTACAGGAGGGCCACGTGACGTACCCGTCCACCCCGCGCCTGATAGCGGCGCTCCTGCTGATGATGCTGGCGTCGGTCGGCATCATCACGCTACTCTCCTAGCTCTCTCGCGGCGCTGTCCTCCATCGCCATGCCACTGTCCTTTCCTCCTTTCGACAACGCACCCGCAGCGCCGCAAGACGAGAAAAGCCCCCACTCTGCATCCCGCAGGGTGGGGGCCTTTTTTTGTTTGGCAACCAGTTGCCTATTCCTCGTACTCGTCAAGGTCGCCGCGCAGCTCGCTCACGACCTTGAAGCCAAGCGCGTGCAGCATCCCCTCGGCGAGTCGCTCCGGCTTCTCGCCGCTCACACAACTGCCGTCAAGGGAGGTCTTGGCGACCCTCGATAGGATGCGTGCGCTTCTGTCGATGCACATGTCTAGCGGTATCAACACGTACCTCATCGCGCCTCCTGCTCCTCGACCATGCGCACGAACCGCTCGGTCTGGCAGCGGCCCCACAGCTTGCGGCACAGGGCCATCGCAAGGCCCTTCTCGGGGTCGTAGTCCTCATCGTGGCACTTGACCACCGTCTTGGTGCCATCCTTCCAGAACACGATGGTGGCAGGGCCGTTGCGCACGATGCGCTCTGGCGTGGCCTCGTCCTCGGTGACGTGGTAGCCAATGTTGTGCAGCCAGCTAGAATGGAAGCCGCCGTGCTTGTTTATCTCGGGTGCGGTGATGGACACCGTGTTGAATTTGAACGTGATTGTCTGACTCTCAGGTGGCATTAGCCCCTCCTTACCTCGTAGCTTTCAGGCAGCTCGCTGCCAATGTTGAACAGGACGAAGTCCGCGACCTCGAACAGCCGCATCCCCTCGGGCGGCTCATGCATGTCGGGCCGCACCCTCGCGTCCTGCAGCCTCCCGCAGATGCGGCACCTCCTGCCGACCCAGTAGAACGGCGTCTTGGTTCCGTGCGAGACGATGTACCCGTGGCCGTCGATGCAGACCTGCTCGTACTCGTGCTTGTGGTCGCTGCGGACGTGCATCTCCTTGGCCCTCTTGCGGTGGCGCGGCGGCTCCTCGCCCTCTAGTCGCTGGTCAATCACTCGACCACCTTCCTTCCGCAGTTTGGGCAGAAGTTTGGGTGCTTGATGATGGTGTGCTCGTCAGCCGCAATCATCGTGTAGGTGTCGCTCGTGTTCGTGAACATCCGCACGCCACACTCCGAGCAGCAGAAGTCGCTTGGGTCGCCCTCGTCCCGGCACGTCCCCGGCCCCAGCGTCGTGTCCACGGCCTGCTCGGGGGTGTACCCGGAAAGGCAGACGATGCCCAGCTGGTCGAACGGCTCGTCGTAGTCGAACCGCCACGCCTCGCCGTTATGCTCCACGTAGGTGGCGGCATATCCGTCCACAGGCTCCCACTCCACCCCGCGCTCGTCAAGCAGCGCACGCAGGCGCTCGGTCGCGCTAGTCATGGTCGGCCCTCCTGTTCCATGCGGCGATGGCATCATCCTTGGTGACGAAGCCGTGAAACTCGTCCTCGGTAATGTGCGACCACGCCGGGCTGTAGCCAGCGTTCCAGATGCCGCAGCGT